TTAGCACAATGTGAAGTGGATGGTAATGCCTTTAATCGCTTACAACAAAAAGCCAATGATATGTTAAACGTAGTTGAGCCTATCACCTCAAATTCCATGTTGGCAGATTGGGAGCGTTTATGTGGGATTAAAACTGATTTTGGCAAAAGCTATCAAGAAAGAGTGAAGAGAGTCATTGTCCAGTTGAATGCTATTGGTGGGCTATCTATTCCTTATTTTATGAAAATTGCAGAAAGCATTGGGTACAAGATTGAAATTAAAGAGTTCTCACCTCTTGCTAATGACTTGCCTAACCCTGGTGATTTAGCTCAATTTCGCAACGAAGCCAGAGAAAATCTTATTTTTATGTGGCGGGTATCCGTACTCAATGGTGATGACAATATTGTGTATTTCCGCGCGGGGAGCTCTTTTGCGGGCAATCATTTAGTTGAATTTGGTGACAGAATCATTGAAGAATTTTTTAAAGATTTAAAACCAGCACATACCTATTGTTATTTTGCTTATCAAGGATCTTAATTTATGAAAACGTTAATGCCTAAAGTCGATACCCGAGACGGCTTATTCCACAACGGGAATCCAGCAATTGGCGAACAAGGCACACAAGTTAAAGATGTGTGGTTGAATGATGTTCAAGAAAGCCTACGAGATATACAGGCTGAGGCTCATTATGTATTAAAAAAGGCAGGATTTAAACCTGTAGGAAATCAGCAAACACAGCTTTATGACTCAATTGTCAAGATTATTGGTGACAACCGTAAAACCGCGACTACTACGGATAAAGGCGAAGTTAAACTAAATTCTGCGACTGATAGTTTATCAGAAACCGAAGCGGCTACGCCGAAAGCAGTAACAACCGCCTTTAATCGAGCAGTAACCGCTGATAACAATAATTTATTCCAAAAAATCTACGTATCAAGCGATACACTTGCTTTAGATTTAACTAATAGACAGCAAATCATCAATTTGTTTGGTGATAAATACAGACAAAATGGTTATTTAACGTTTGCCAATCACAACAACGGAAACAGCAAAATTACAGGTTTACCACTTGAAGTCAGATCCCCGATTGTAATGACGTTCTACATGATGAATGGCTATAGTATTTTCTATTGCCATTACGTCACGCTTAATCGCAAGTTCTTTTCTGTTGCAAATCTTAATAATGCGACATACAAACTAAACTGGGTTGAAGATATTACTAACACTGGTGAACAAACCATCAATCATCAACTCAACATTAAAACAAATGGGTGGGGGAAATTATTTTTTCCGATTGAAAACGGGGGGACGTGGCGGCTTGAAACCAATCCAGAAAGTGAGAAAGAACCACGTTTAAACTTCGCCTATAAAATGCTTGATAACTCAACACGTTATATTTCATTCCCTGTTTTAAATAAAAGTGAAACTGTTGCATATCGCAGTTGGGTTGATTCACAAATTGCATCAAATTTCACGCGCAGCAAGCTCACAACACAAAATCTTAATGATGTGAAAGGCTATGGCGTTTACGCACAAGATGATAATAGAAACGCAACGGGAGATCGTAATTACCCTGTTAATTACGCAGGCACGCTATTGGTATACCCATCAGCTTATAGTGTTATGCAAGTGTATATTGGATTTAACACTGGTGAAACGTATCAGAGAAACATGAATTACGATTTAAACACATGGGGACGCTGGGTTAGAACTGATGGATTAAGAGGAGTAAATAAATCTGGCGATACAATGACCGGCAATCTAAGTATAGAGGGTAGTCGATCTGGTGGATTTGCAAACGGATTAATTATAAAAAACAAAGCCGGCGGACAAAATACAAGTGGATTTATTGATTTTTTCCAAAGTGACAACGTTCCTCGAGCTTCTGTCTGGTTTAGAGATGCAGGAAAAAACAGCACTCAAATCGAATTCCTAAATACACCAGAAGGAAGTGATTGGTTTCATGATAGCAGAGAAACAGTAATGACTATATCAAGCGCTGGGTCGCTATGGTCAAAGTCATACGGATGGTTACATGAGTATTTTGCCAAACAGACAGATATCAGCAATGTGTGGAATGAATTAAATAACACCTACCGAAAAAATAGATTCAGACACCAGCATTACCCACACCATTACAACGGCGCAGAAGTGTTTGATATCCCTGTTGCTGATAATGGCGTAATGCGGGTGATTATTATGAACGTAAGTATTGATGGATATGCAAGAGTGAATCTCCCAGAGGCATTCAATGGTTCATGCATGGTGCAAGTGACAGATGTCGGCGCCGGTAGAAAAACAGTAGGGGCTAATATTCAAAATGGCAACGTTGTTGAAATACACAACAGTGGTGAGGCTGGCTTTAATATTCTGGCAATCGGCTGGAACGGGTGGTAAATATGATGTTATTTAATTTAGATACAAACACGTTCGCACCTGATTATCTTGTGGAAGATAATCAAAATTGGGTTGAAGTGAGCGATGAAGAAATTGACGGGATTTCAGCCAGTATCACCGGTGGTGGTGCTGTTTGGTTGGAAGCCGGGAAAGTTAAATATTCCGGTAAAGCGCCAAGCGAGTTTCATGAATTTGATAATGTGACAAAACAGTTTGTTTTATCAAAGACAAAGCAAGCTGAGTTTACCAAGGAAACACAAGCTCGACTAATCAATAATATTGATGTTCACGCTGCGTCAATTTACAGCACTTGGACTCGTTTTGAGTCTGAATATCGTGAACGCCAAGCCGCTGCGGAAGCGTTTAAAAATGCAAACTATCAAGGCGAATGCAGTCGGTATATCACGGACTTTGCCAAACGCGCTGGATTGAATAACCAAGCCGCGACAGATTTAATTCTACAGCAAGCAGCTGGTCTTGAGAAACTACAGGTTGAGCTTGCAAACCAACGCATGCGCAAATATGAGCTTAAAGTGCCAGGATTGACAATCGAAAAAATGCAGTCCATTTACGACGACATTATTAAGCAAATGGATGCATTGATGGAGGCGTATAACAATGGCTAACCGTATCTATCTCGCTTTTTATAAGCATAAACGCAGCTTCTTAAAAGAGCCTTTCAAAGCCTTGGCCGATGCAGTGACACGCTTTTTTACAAAAGGCCAATATTCACACTGCGAAATGGCAATTGAGCGTATGGAATTTGTTCAAGGTGACCATTATGAACATGTTACGGTTTTTGATTGCTATTCAGCGTCCGTGCGCGATGGCGGTGTGCGGTGTAAGCAGATTGATTTGTCTGACACAAATAAGTGGGATTTAGTCTTACTGGATAACGTAACAGAAGCACAGATTAAATCTTATTACAACCGCACGTCCGGCGCTAAATATGACTGGTTGGGCGCGTTAGGTGTTGTGCTTGGGATTAAACAAAAACGAAGCAAATATTTTTGTTCGGAATGGTGCTTTAACGCAATTTATAACAGCAACGAAGGCTGGCGATTTAGCCCAAGCCAACTTGCAGCGATGGTGCGTAAAAATGGATAAAACAACGATTAACCTTTACCGTGGTGATGACGAAGAATGCATTGTCCGCCTGTTTGAAAAACAGCTGGATAAAACATTAAAACCGCTCGATTTGAGTAATATAGCGCGCGTTGATTTGTGCGCAAAAGTCCGAGATAACACGGTGCTAACACTATCATCAACTGAGGGTGACATTGAAATAATCGATGCCCAAGGTGGCGTTATCAAACTTAATATTAGCCACAACTTAACTAAGGAGGCAACATGGTCACAAGCCGGTTACGATTTGCAAACTGTATCTCATAGCGGACGCATTAAAACGCCAATTCGCAACGGCAGAATTAACCTGCAATTTGACTACACGCCAGTTCCTGGCGGGGTAAGAGATGAATGAGATTATTGCAATTATCAGCCAACCACAAGAGATTACTGCAATTATTGACCCACCGAGAGAGATTTTGGCAGTGGTCGAGGCCGTAATGACAGAAGGCTCATCATTGAACGAAAACGAACTATTAAAAATTTACGAACAAGGAAAAGAGGACTACAACAATGGCAAAACCAGCACCAACTAAAGAAGACCAACCATTTATCTATCAGCTCGGACAAGACGTGGCAAAACTTGGATTTGAAGTTGAACAACTCAAAAGCAAGTCAGTAAAAGCTATGCGTGTAGCTGTACCGTCAATCCCTGATGGTTACACTGGCGGGACGCTGGAAGCTAAAGTAATGCTGCCAGCCGAATACCAACACATGATCTGTATTAAATCACGAGATGGTAAAATTGATTTGCTCCAAACAGGTGAGACATTAGATGTCATTGCAGAATATGAAGATTATGAATTCTATCTCGCACCAGTATATAAACTTGATAATGAACCGGTTAGAGCAAACTTTGCACCCGACACATTGGCGGAAATTGAAACAATAAAACGCAATCAAGCCATTTATAAATATCTAGCCAAATATTTAACAGATAACTATTTAACACTAGTGCGCAATAGCTATAAAGGAGATGGCCAAGTTTATGTTAATCAGAATGGACTAGACGCTTTATTAGATAAGCCTTTTGAGACAGATCTACAAGGCGTTGATTTACCGCTAGGCGATTACGAAGAGGCTAAATCCGCCATTAAAACAGAGCTAGATAATATTAATGCTGGACGCGTTGACTTAGATAGTGCATCAGGTTTCAAAATCGAACGATACTACAGATCATTTGGTGCTTAATTTTAAAGTGCGGTCAATCTTGGCCGCATTTTGTTATCAGCTTATAAGGATAAATAATGACAAACAAACAAACAAACAAACAAACAAACAAACAAACGGAGTGTACTATGTTTAAACAAGCACCACTACCGTTTGTTGGGCAAAAGCGGATGTTTTTAAAGCGATTCGAAGAGGTTTTAAACGCGAATATTAAAAACGATGGCGAAGGCTGGACTATCATTGATACATTCGGCGGGAGCGGTTTATTAAGCCACGTTGCTAAACAACTCAAGCCTAAAGCACGCGTAATTTATAACGACTTTGACGGGTATGCTGAACGATTGGCGCATATTGACGACATTAATGCACTTCGCGCACAGCTTTACACGGTAGTCGGTAACGCTACGCAAAAAAACAAAAGATTGACGAAGGATTGTAAGGCAGAATGCATCAAAATCATTCGAAATTTCAAAGGTTATATTGACCTAAATTGCCTAGCAAGCTGGCTTCTATTTAGCGGCCAACAAGTGGCAACATTGGACGACCTATTTCAGAACGATTTTTGGCATTGTGTTAGACAGTCTGATTATCCGAAAGCAGATGGATATTTAGATGAGCTTGAGATTACGCGCGAGTCATTTCACACGCTTTTACCTAAATTTAGCGGCGACCCTAAGGCCTTATTTGTTCTAGATCCACCATATTTATGCACCCGCCAGGAAAGCTATAAACAGGCGACGTACTTTGATTTAATCGACTTCCTCCGATTAATCAACATCACGCGCCCTCCTTATGTATTCTTTAGCTCAACAAAGAGCGAATTTGTTCGCTTTATCGAGTATATGGTAGAAGATAAAGTTGATAATTGGGAAGCTTTTTACAACTCCGAGCGCGTTGTTGTTAAGGCTTCAGCAAGTTATTCCGGAAAGTATGAAGATAACATGGTTTATAAGTTTTAATACTTAAAATTTAAACGCCCTTTAATGATTATTTAAAGGGCGTTTTTATTTCAGTTTGATTTGTGATTCATTTTACATAAAGGTTTCAGGATTATGCAAAATAAATTCCAATTTTATGCAAAAAGTTTTGCGAATTTATAAAACTCAATTAAAAATAACCGCTCTTTATATAAAAAATAATGCCCGAGAGAAAAGTCTTTCGGGCATGGTATTTAATCACTGAAATTA